ATGCCGCTTGTGCCGTCAATGAGATATTGGATTACGTCGCCCATCAGGCAAGCCTCCCTCCGCCAAGACGGCGATTGCGCAGCTTGTCCAGAGCATCACGGTATTCTTCATCGGAAACTGCCTTGCCGTCGTCCCAACCCATCATCCGCATCAAAGCGGCCTGCTGCCATCCGGGCACGCGGTGCCGATCCGCCAGAACGGCGAGGGATTCAAGGGTTGGTTTTTCCGGTTCTTTTTCCTGCGGCGTGTCTTCATCGCCGGCTGCTGGAGCCTCGATGCGCCCTTCATCCTTGCTTTCCTCCGTATCGGCATTTTGTTCCGCATCCGGAACAATGTTTTCAGCATTGTTTTCGGCCACTGTGGTTTCAACGTCCGGCTGATCCGTTACGTCCATGTTTTCGGTATTTTCTTTTTTTGCCTGTCTTGCCATGATCAAGCTCCTGTTTTGGGTAGTATATTGAAATCCGGAATAAGGTCGTGTTTCTCGTCTTTGGTGATCCGAAAGGTGAACTTCAGTTCAAAGAGCTTGTCCGCCTTTTTGAAAACCTCGATAACCGTGTCGCCCACGCGCTTGTCCGGCGGACGGGAAAAGGTCGCCTTTTCCACCCGTATCCCCACCCAGTTGCCGTGTTTGTCGTTGACGCCTTTGGGCAGCGCCGCCACAAAGGCATGGCTGAAATCCGAAAGCCAGTCCTCGTCTTCGGAAAGCACATTCGCGTAAACCGTGAGATCGGCCTCATAAAGCTCACGTTTTCTGATTTGCATACCCCTCGGTCGCGCGTCCTGCGCGACACTCGGGGTCGCTTCGCCGGATGTAAAATCCGGCTCGCTCCGCTGCGCGGCCGCCGCCATCCCTGGCGGCGCAAACTTCCTTTCCCATGCGAGCGTGCGGCCTGTCCGCCGATAGACTTCCGGCAAAAAGGCAAGCTCGATGCGCGGGCGCTCAAGCGTAAGGTTGTCCTTGTTGACCTGCGCCATTACCCGCCCTTGCGGCAACCCGGCTTCCAGCGCGGCTTTTTCCACAACTTCAAATACAAGCTTATGCATGGAAAGCTCCCTTGATAAACGCGGCCATCGTTGCCCTTACCTCGTCCATATCCGCCTTCGAGACGCCAAGATAAGGACGGGCAGGCATATTCACTTCCTTCACGAAAACGTCCTTGCCGTTTTTGCCCTTGAATTTAAGCGCCTTGCCTTTTTTGGGCTTTATTGTGCAGCCAAGCTGGTGGATGCGGGCGTAAAGCAGATTGCTGCCGACCATGACCTTTGCCGGGGTGGCCGTAAAATCTATGGACTTCCGCAAATGGGCCGTGTCGCTCAAGGTCTGGCCGCCTTCCGCAATGGCGCGGCCCGATTTCTCCCACTTTTCGCCTTTTGGGCTTTCCTCATCGTTGAAGCGGCGGATTGTGCCGGAAACAAGGGCCTCGCCCACGCTGGCCATAAGCAGCCTGGAATTGGCCATCTTTTTGGCCGCTTTGGCCACGGCCTTGTCAAAGCCATTCCATTTCAGGGACACGCCGTTTTGAGCCATTCTATAAGCCTCTCAAGTCAAAAAACGGTTCTTTTGTCACAACGACAAAAGACGGATCCTCGCGGTCGGGGTGGGATTCTTCCAATGGCAGCTTGAGACGCCCCTTTGCGATGTCCTCAAGCAGGTCGGTGACGTATTTCCATTGTTTCTGGAGCGGCAGCCACTCGTTTTCGGAATCGGCTTCCGTGTCGACAAGGCTGGTTATGGCTTTGACAACGCGGTAGGCGGCAATCACGGAGGCGATGTAGCGGACAAGCTCCGGAACGCAGGGCCAGGGCTGCGGATAACGATAGGCCAGCATATCGCCAATCTCGCCGGAAACGGCGTCAATCGTGCGAGCGGTCAAATCGTTGTTCAATTCCTCGCAAGCCTGAATATATTTATCCAGAAGCAGGTCTTTTACATGCTCCTCGTTGCAAAGCCTCATTTGATTCCCCAGATGCCTTTTTACGGCGTTTTAGACTGGTATTAGACTAGTCTAAAAAGTTTTTGGCTATGCTGGCCCGTATTTGGCCCCGATTTGCAACACGGGGCCTTACAGGGCCGTTTACGGCTATTTGCCGCGTTTATTCAACAGCAACGCACTTACAAACCGACCTTGACGGCCTCGCCGGCATAGGCTTCGTCTGGCCAATGAGCGTGATGCCGGAATCGTCATCGCGCTGGATGGGCACGATATGCAGCGGCACGGCGCTATTGTTGGCCGAAATGGAATCGATGGCGCAATACCAGATTGTGCCCGGCACATCGGTTGCAATCGCCATCAGCGTTTTCGGGTCGAGCTTGGGCACCCATTCGCCGGAAATTGGCGAGGGATAGGTCTCGTCCATGAAGCTGATTGTGCTTGCGCCGACCGAGACTTCGCCATTGCCAAGGCGGATGGAAAGCGGCGCGTTTTGGGCGGTGGACTTCCAGTTTTCGGCCATGTCGATAAAGACGGCCGCAACGTCCGAGCCGCAAATGAACTCGACCTTGCCGCCAAGGCCGGCCATGCGGATTTGCTTTTTCATGGCCTCAAGCAGGCGATAAACTTCGGAAAGTTTCGTCTCACCCGTGAGCTTGGTAGCCAACTCGTAGGCAAGCGGCTCGCCGTAATCGAGCCCGTATTCGACGGGGCGTCCGCCGGGAAGCTGCACTGGCCAACTCAACTTGCCGCTCGTCAGCACCGTGGCGCACATGCCCTCGGTGGAATTGTGGACTGTCTGGCGGATCTGCTCGATCTTGCGCTGCCGCCATGCGGAAAGCGCGGCCTGATTGCCCATTATGACGCGCAAATCGTTCAGCTCGCTGGCCGTCACCGCAATCTGCACCTTGATGGGCAGGGGCGCGAAGAACTGGGTTTCAATCGATTCCTCAATCAGCGGCAGGGGAGCGCCGTCCCTGCGCACGACAGGAACTGTCTGGATTACGGCCTTGAGGTCGGTAATGCCAATCATCGGCGACGGATGCGCCGGCCGGTTCTTGAAATAGCGCGTCATGATCGTGGATTCGATCGGCGGCAGGGTCTTGAGGCTCTGCGCTATCTCCTGCGGCGCGAACAAGTTTTTCAGTTTGGCTAACATTGTTGCTTTTTCCTTTTTTTCGGGGGGAAACCTTTCTGAAGAAAGGTTCTCCCCCCGAACCCCCCTTCCAAAGACTTTTATCGCGCTTCGGCGCTAACGCGCCTCGCTAAGGAAAATTAGACAGGATAAATGCCCTGCTCATTGAGAAGGGCAATCTGCAAATCGGTCAGTTCCTTGCCGTCGCCTGTCTTGAGCATCCGCAATTTCACGCCGCCATGCATAAGGCAAAGGGCGCTTGTGTCTCCGGCATCGCAGGCATCGTCAACCACGGCCACGGGCTTGACGCTTTCCTCATCAGTCGAAAGATACGGCTCATAGGCAACCTTGCCCTCGGCCCCGGCCACTCGCTTCATTACCGTGCCAATCGGGATTTCCTTCTCCCTTGCCGTTTCCGATAGCGGCAGATGATGCAACACCGCCGGATGGTCGTCAGTCGCGGCGCGCTCGCCATTCAAAACGTGCTTGCCCAGCATTCCTTCCACAGACATAAAAAACTCCTGCGCGGGCGTTCCCCGCCTATAACTTTGACGTAAGTTCAGAGGCATCGAAAAATGATGCCGCATTGGCCTCCGCCGCATGTTTGGGCTGGGCGGAAAATTCGATTATCCGGCAATCGGGATTGCGGGATTCCAGCTCGCGGAAGTAGCGCTCCTCCAGACTGACTTTTTCTGTTTTGCCGTCCGGGGCCGCAAAATCCACAGTAGTATTTTGACTTGCCAGAGCCATTGCGAAAGACAGGACGTCAGCCTTTTCGGCCGGCTTGACCCTGCCGGATTCGACAAGCGCCGCAACCCTTGCCTCGCGTTTTTCATTTTCAATGGCCCCCTTGTAGGCCGCGAAGTCGGCGGCCGTTTTGGCTTCCTTTTCCTCGGCCGCCTTCTTTTCGGCCTCGGCCTTTTCCTTGCCATCCTTGTGGCCTTTGGCCTGCTCCTTCAAGTGCGCGTTTTCCTTTTCAAGCGCGGCCAGCCGTTCTTTCAAAGCGCCAATTTCGCGCTGGGCTTCACTTTCCGGCATATTGCCTCCTGTATTGTTGACAAATTCAATTGTTATTCCATCCTCGCGGCTCGGCGCAACATCCACATTTTTTAGCGGATTGCGGTCGCCATCCGTAAGCCCCTTCGGGGCAACGGCTGCCGCAAGCTCAACGGCTTTCAGGCCGTCAATGGCCGGCTGCGCCGCGCCCAGCAGCGCCACATGGCGCAATGTCACACGGTCGGGCATGAGCGACATGGAAACATGGCGGTAATGCCCGTCCGCGACTATTTTTTTGACCGCGTCCGGCACCTGGCCGAATTGGGCCAGAAGCTTGCCGCCCTCCGCTTTAAGCTTCTCCGCCCAGCCGAAGGCCGGCGCGGCATCCGTTTTCGGATGGCCGAAAACAAGCGGGCAATCACGCTTTGCCGGGTCGTAGGCATTGGCTATCGCGTCCAGGTCGGAATCCGTGAAGGTCTGCGGCCGTCCCGCGGAATCCGTGAATGTGCCTGCGCGGGCTATTTCAATCCAGCTTGATTTGCTCATATCTTCCCGTTTGAAGGGTTTTGTCTCCTGTGGCAGCTGTCATTTATCCAAATCATTTCAGCCCCGGCCTGTCCGGGCTCCACAGGAGACGGTAAATGGAAGAAGACATTGAAATACCAGCTATGGCTCTAGCTTTTAAAGACCGCTTTGATCCTGCCGTTATCATGGCCTATTCGCTTTTGCTCGCTCATGTTCAGACGGAAAATGTCGATACGGCCATAATCCCGCGGGTTCTGGAAGAGCTGGCTGAAGTCTTTAAAAAACACCAAAAAGAACAAGGCGAATGATCCCGGCGTCAACACCGCACATGGAAAGCAGGGCCGCTTGAATATGTTTCGGTGAGCAGCCGTTCCCCTGCAGGATGCCCGCTGTCTGCTGAAGAGTCGCAGGGAACTCCGGCCCATAGGACTTGCAAACAGAGTCATCGTCTTTCACTTTTCTCATGAAGCCTGATTTCCGTTTCATAAAAAAGACTCCTTAAAAACAAAAAACCCCTGTTTCCGGTTGTTATGAACCAGAATCAGGGGTTTTGCCTGTAAACCATGCGCGATATGCGCGAGATTTTGCCTATTTCACTTTCTCCATCCATTCATGCAGCTCATTCCTGATTTCATCGGTTATCCAGGCAAGCCCCTCCCAGGCTTTCCAGGGTTCCGACGGCAAAAGACCGTCCCAGTGTCTTTTGTCCAGCATTCCAAGGGCGGAAGAGGCCATCGCTATAAAGGCGACCATGGCCTCAATTCTTGGCAATCTGTCCACATCCAGCAAATCGCGGGCGTCCAGCTTTTCCTCTTTCATCACATCACCCCCGGCAGATTTATCTGGCAAGTCTTTTCGCGCAGCGGCCAGAAGCCCTTCTTTTTCGCCGCCGCCACGCGCTTTGCCACAGCGTCCTTGCTCAAGCCAAGAATCTTGCCGATTTCGGTGTAGTTGAGGCCCTTTTGAATGTAGCCGGCCATCTTTTCCAGCAGCTTGAGCCTGTCGTTTTTTTCGGCCAGCTTCTTGCCCTCCTTGAGGCCCTCCAGATAGCCCTGCTTGCGCTCTGCCTCCATCACTGGCAGGCAAAGAGCCTCCTGCCGGCCGGCCAGGTAACCGGCCTCGCGGGCCAGCTCCGCCTGGTTCTCCAAAGCCGCCCGCTCCAGCGCGTTGAAAGCCTCGATGTATCTGAGCTTCCAGATTATCGCGGCCTTGCCAG